CATCAAAACCCGCGCCACCTGCGCCGCCTGTAGTACCAGAGCCATTGTTACCAATAGCGCCAGCACCGCCACCGCCACCACCTGCGTTCGCAACATTGTTGCCACCTTTGAAACCTAAAATGCCAACAGGGTTTGCACCCGTAGGGAAGTTAGACGGACCAGATGCACCGCCACCGTTACCGCCACCACCTGGAACTGTGCCTAAGAATGAAAGTTGTCCACCACCGCCACCACCGCCTACTGCTTCAACAACATAACCTGACACAGATACAGAAGTTGCACCGCCTGCTGGTTGATAGAAGTTACTGTTGCCACCAGCACCAATGGTTACTGTCGCATTTGCTGACAAATAAATTGTTTGCAACATACGCCCACCGCCACCACCACCACCTGTTGAATGGTTTTCTGCACCGCCAGAATTACCCCCACCAGCAAACAAAAGAACATCAAACAAACCTGACTTAGTTACCGTTAAAGTGCCAGTACTTGTAAAACTTGTGTAGTTATAATTTATTCCGTCGACCGTTGCACTAGTAACACCCGTCCCACCTGTTGCAGTGCCATAAGGGACATCAATATAACCAATGACTACAGGGTATGCGGAAATGTATCCAGTGTCACGAGTAGTAGGCATTACGCCCCCAACAACAGTTGTGCTTCATCAGCAGTGATGCCTAAACGGGTCAGCAACGCTTCACGAGCAGACACTTTAGCGGCAGCCTCAGCAGCAATCTCTGCTTGTACTTCAGCCCACAAACCATCAAGAACCGCCTTCGTAGGCTTCGCATCATCAGATAACCAAACCAAACCTGTGTACTCATCGCCGTCAAGAGTCCACTCTTTACCTGCATAACGGCGAGAAAGAATTGCGCTGTAATCAATCATGCTGAAACCTCCATCACGGTGATATTCGAAGCACCACGAGCAAATGTACTGCTATCTGAATCCGACTGGCTTCTGTTTACATAAACTGAACCCGAATAAGTTCGTGCTTGGATTTTGTAAGTAGTTGCCGATGTAGTCGCAGGACTGTCCAAGAAACTAAGACTGATTGAATTCAGGGCTGAACTATATGGGCTAGAAAACTGTCCAGAAACACTTATCCGTGACCCTGCCGTATCTCCAACGTCAATAGCCGTTGAACCACGAACCAACTGAACCCAACCTGCAGAAGTACCAAAAGCATCGGCTCCGCTGATTTGTGCAAATACCAGTATTTTGCTTGTGGTTGATATTGGCGTAATGCTTACGCTCAAACCAGTAACATCGGTATATGACGTGCTTGTAGTTGTGAAAGTATCGGTCTTGGCTGTACTAACAACCTGTAAAATTTTTCCAGTACCAACAACAGCCTGAACAATTTGACCGCTTGTATATCCAGCAGGAATAGGCATAACTTACGCCGTGATTCTATTAACGAAACCGTGCATGACAATCACGTTGGCAGTGCCAGCAAACGCACGAACAACTTTTGCTGTCGCATTACCTTGCAATAACAAACCAGGGATAACAGTAACTAAACCCGCTTCAGGCAACACAGTCACTTCAATGTTCCCATCAGGTGCAGTAGCCTCACCCCACTCAATCGTCAACTTTACAGAAGAAGTAGAAGTATTTACCGCATACAACCAAATCTCGTCAATGGTTGTGGTGGTTGTTGACGCCGTGTGAATTGCTGTGCCCGCTGTTGCAGTAGCAGCAACCTTCACACCCAGACCAGTACCAGTAGTACCAGCAGGTTGTAACGCTAACTTGGTAAATGTTGCCATGATTACTCCTTAACTAAAGATTTGGACTGCGATAACGTTTTGGTCTGAATCTGATGCCGAAGCAGCAACAGCCCACTTTACACCAGAAGCCTGAGTAGAGTCTGCCACAAGAGCAAAACCATCAGTACCCACCGCCACACGCGCAGGCGTATTCGCAGCAGAAGCAACAACAATGTCACCCTTAGCAGTCATCAAACTATTCGGTGACGACTGCCAAGCAACACCATTCGTTGCAGCAGAATCAGCACCCAACACCTGATAGTTCGTGCCAACAGCCAAACGGTTAAGGGCAGAACCAGTAGTAACCAGCAAGTCACCCTTAGTCGTCAACGCGGCGGCTACAGCGTTCGCTTGGTCAGCGTCAACCGCGGTGAAAACTGGGTAGCAAGTTGCGCCAGCAGAGTGCGAAGCCGATGTGGTCCCGTCAACACCACGAGTAATGGACGAAAGCGACGAACCTGAACGTGAACCAATAAATACTTTTTCTTCGGTACTAAGACCTGGGTCGATAACCATGTAGAACCCGCCACCAGCGGTGTTGTTCCAGTTGGTTACGTCACCCGTGAGAAGCGCAGATGTGTCAGCCGAGGTAATAGCGTTGGTCAGGGTGCATGCGGGTGCCGCACCTGCGTATGACCTTCTCGCTGCGTATGCCATCTATAACTCCTAGTCTTGTACTGAACGCATTGTAACTGTACAGGTTCCCTCTAAATCCCAGTTGGACTGGTATCCGTCAGCGACCTGAAACTCTAAGTCTTCTAATACTACAGAAAATGTTTCGGTATTTTCTTGATAGTTTACCACACGCGGATTTGTCACTAAATCGCGTAGGGCACGTAGTTCTGACTCAACATCAAAGTAGTAGTCGGTGTCGCGCACATGTAGACGGTGGTGCATGAGGATTGGTACACGGAATACTTGGCTTCGGGCTGGGCTGGCGTAGGCTCGTGCCATCCAACGGGTCAGCGTTGGTGCGGTGGTTGCTGAGCCACGTACGAGGGTGAGTTTGAACTTGGCTTCGATGAACTTGGACTGTGGTCCTGTGGCTACTGATTCGGTTCCGAGTGACAAGTTGTGTGGTGACATGTCGGTGTAGTCACCTGAGTCAAGGGAGATGCTTGGGGTGATTGTGCCATATAGCGGGGTGGTTCTGATGTCGAACTTGGCTACGAACTTGCGGTCTGGGATACCCCAACGATATGTGCCTGTAACGATTTCGCCGCTGGAAACTAGGTTGGCTGTGTCTTCAACATAGATGCCGTCGCCCGACACGGAGAATAGTCGTTTGCTGCTGAATGTGGCGCATGCGAGAACGTTGGATGTTGAGGTGTGCATCAGGTCGGTGGCATGGGCTGGGGTGTTAGTGGAGATAAACGTGGATAGGTCTAAACGACCCAAGCCTGTGGATACCCCGTCATAGTTTGACCAACTGAACCAAACATATTTATCTTCAGCTGTAAACGACAGCACGTTGCCACTTGTCGGGATGAGCGCACCAGCTGTGAGGTTCGCGGCGTTATCTGGTGACGCATAGCGCACACCTTTGTTTGTGCCAATAAGTATTCCGCCAAGATAACCAAATATGGATACTGGTATTTCTCCTGATGGAAGTTCTAGTGCTACTACTGGTTGGTCAAGTACGCCTGCTGCGGTGATGGTGATTTTGTAGATTGCTCCACGGGTTCCTGCGTATCCTGCGGCATAGATTGCGTTTTGTCCTGCAGCGAAACCTATCCAGTTCCAGGTTGCTATCGGGTGGGCGTAGTCATCTCCGCCGATGTTCCCTGATGGGTTGTAGTAAAGGTCGGTGGCGTATCCACCTGAAGCGTCACCAGAAACCATAAGGTTTCCCTTAACGAAGTCAACATAATACAGTTCGTGTCCGTATGCGACGTTTGATGCTGCGTCTGCTGCCGTATATTTCCATAGCCCATAACCGCTGGTCAAACCAGCGTAAGTGAGATAAATGTTTGTTCCATCTGTAGCCATGTCGCGTGGCGTAGCGGCAGGTAAGCCTGTAGCAGATGTCCATGTTGGGCTAGTAGCGAACGGGTCTGTTGTGTATTTCAGTGTTGCGCCATCCAACACATACACGCGAGTATCGGTTACAGCAAGAAGAAGATTGGTGTTAGCAGAGTTCAATGACTCTTTAACAGCGTTAAGAAGAGTTGCCTGTCCTTTAACCCACGGGTTTACACCTTTGCTAGACGAGAACCTGTAGTCCTGTGCTTCTGCGGTGTCAGCATATTTTTGTCCAGCACCATAATGCCAAGAGGTTTCACCTCTGCGCCATAATCCTTGAGGGTTGATAGCTGCTTCACCTGGGGTGGTTGATTGGTCAACAGAGTCACGTACTCGTGGTTCGAAACCTCGTGTGAAGGTGTTCGCTTGTTGGTCAATAAGGAATGGGCGACCATCAATCGCGATAGGGAAAACATCTGGTACAAGGTTTGTTGTTGTGCCACCAGCAAAGAACTGTGGCGATGGGATGAACGCATCCGTGAACTTGTAGAGAGTTGTTGCCACCGTTTAGTCCTTAGACAAAAAGGTTGGGTATGACCTCATTAGTCGTGCGGCTTCAGCTTGGATACGGTCACGACGCATCCTTTGCAAATTGGAAATTGAACCACCTACCGCACCAACTGGTACTTCTGCTGCACGGCGTGTGTCGCCTTGTGATTCGGTGAAGTTGCGTTTAATTTCGCGTGGTGACATCAAACGGATTTGCGCCCCAATCGCAACAATATCTGTGACCGTATCTTGAATCCCGCCAGTTGTGTTTATGTCAGAGGATTCGGTTGAAGCGGTCACATATGGTGCTTTGTAGACAACGCGAAGGCGACCTGGGAATACCCCTTGGTCGAACCGTAGTGCGAAGCCTGATGCGAAGTCGTCTGTTGGTACATCACGAACAAGGCGTACTTTGCGCGCGACAGGATAGTCGTCAACCATGTAGCGGACAGAGACGCTAAGTAGGTCGATGATGTCGGTTACACCTGTGAGGTTTATCATGGTGTCTGAACCGTTGTAATCGATGTTCAATGTTTTGACTTGGAACAACCCGTGAAGCGGTGATGATAGGTCACGGATTTCGTCGTTGACTGCTTCGAGCACTTGTGAGCGTGGGAAGCGTGGGCTTACTGTTATTACTGCGTCAGCTGTGTGTGATGCTGCGGTTGTTCCGTTGAAGCCGCGTTCAACTGTCAAAGTTTTTGTTGCCGAATCGGTTGCCCAGATGTACATGAGTTCTGAGTCAATTTCGCAAACCTGTCCAGCACGCAATCCTTCAAGTGGGTACGTGGTAATAAGACTCGTCACGGACGAGTTGATACTGGACGCTAGTTTGTTGCGCGGTTCAACTGTCCCCGACAGCAGTTGTCGCAACGTCCTATCTATGACGGTTGCGGCTGTGGTCATTTACTTCTTTTTCTTAGCCTTAGCCTTTGGTTTGCCGTACTCCATCATCTTTTCTTTGGAGCCTTCTTTCATTTCATGCTTCTTCTTGGCGGCTTTAGACTTGTACATTTCACCTTTAGCAGACATCGTTACATGCCCTTCTTTTTCTTGGACTTGTCCTGCATCTTCATAGGCTTGCCCGTTTTCTTGGCTTCCTTCTTGGCAGCTGCCACTCCTTTAGCACCGTAACTAAACTCTTTTTTTCCTACCATTGGCATGATGTCTCCTGTCGACTCTTAGATGTTACCATTTAACTTTATCTGCCCAGTATGCGGCAGACATCTTGCCCTTAGCGATGTTCTTGGCGTGGCGTGCTTTGAAGGCTTTGTTCCTAGCAGACCCATCTGGTGAGCCTTGTACGCCTTGCTGACCGAACCTGATGAGTTTTACTTTGTCACCAGATTTGGCTAACACCGCATGGGATTTGTTGGCGTTTGGGGTGCGCTTTGGTTTGTTGTAGCCAGCAAATTTCTCGCCCCTGTATTCAATCATTTTGGCTCCACTAGGTATCCTGAGCTTTTCAGCACGCTGCGTACGTTTAACACTACATCATACGTTTTCCCTGGGGCAAGGTCGATGTGATGGTTGCCAATGGTGGCTTTGATTTTACGGTTCACCTGCACTTGGCACATTGGTTCTAGGGGTAGCCAATCAGATACCACACGGTTGCCAGATGGTTTGACTATTTGTAGGAGTTGTTTGGCGGCGGTGTCCCAGTTGAACGCAGCGGTTTCTGCTGCATAGGTTTCTGCTTTCTGGCGGTAACGCTCACGGTTCTTGCCGATGTCGATGATGGCTTCGGCTAGTGCGTCAGCGTCAGGTTCATCCCAGTCGCCCATGTTCTGCCATACACCTTTAGCGGTGGGCACTGGTGTAGTCGGGATGCGATGGGTGGCAAGGTCAGAGAACTCTCTATGCCCGTGAGCATCAGACAAGATGGTGGGTACGCCTGCTGAGATTGCTTGGAGTGGCATCAGTCCGAAGCCTTCGCCGCGGGATACAGAGATGAAGCAGTCCATTGAACGAACAAGGTCGCGTTCTTCTTCTTCGGTCATCCACTGGTCGTGGACTACCACGTTCGGATAGTTCATGTTCTTTGGTGCGAATAGGTGCGGGGGGACAATCTTGATGTGCAGTTCAGCGTTAGGGAGATTAAGTTTGAGGAAGGTATCTAGTACTACGTCTAGTCCTTTTCGATACCATTCTGAGCCGCCACACAATATCTTGTATTTAGTACTAAGTTTTGTTGGGGCTGGATACCAGATGTCGCGGTTGACACCGAGTGGGATGACATGGACGTTGTCATGGTGTTGGGAGAATAGTTCAAAGTTGTGCAAGCTTGGCACGATGACTTTCTCGAAATGGTGCAGGTAGTCAGAGAACTCTGGGGGTAGCCAGTTGGTTTCCCACATTGTGAGCAGGTGCGGGGTTTGGGTTTTGTGCCAGCCTTTAATAAGGTTTGGTCTTAACGCGAACACCACATGTTCTGCGTCAGGTGTAAGCGTAACTTTGTTTTCTAAAGCTGTCTTAAGTCCAACAACCATTTTGCCGTAACCGACTTTAACGATGTCAACCCCGACAAGGTTTAGATAGTTGGCAGAATCCCTGTCTCCACTTGCCATGATTCCTGCGCTCTCTTTTCCACGTTCGCAGCACCATCAATCCTCTTAGGTTGTAAACCGTTAGCTCGAAGACGTTTGTATGCTGGCATATCTTTATTCCAGTTACGTTCTGTTGTATTGATTTCTGCCACCTTAGCCCCCCTGCTAGTGGTTGTGTTGGTTCCCATGCGGACTCCTGCTACACGGCAACCAAAGCAGCCCTCGACATCTAGGTTCGGATGTGTTTCCCTATGCTTCATGAAATATATGCCCCGTATCCTGCCGCTGTTAGTGCGGTCACTTCATCTTCTGTTATCTCGTTGTCGTGTCCGCCATAATACACTTTTGAAACCATGTCAAGGCTTGACGGTTGGTCGTCTGTATAGGTTCCGTTGGTAAGCAAGAAGATGTTCCGTCCACGCGGTGATGCTTGTATCCTGCCGCCAAGACGGTTCGCAAGGCGTTGGTCTTTCGATAACCGTAACCCTCCCATGTAGTCGCCGACGATTACTGGTACTACGAAGTTGTCGGTTGGTGGTCTGAATGTTGCCATTAGGTGATACTACTTCCATATCCTGCTGCCGTAAGTTCTGTTATTTCTTCTTGGGTTAAGAAGTTGTCATGTCCACCGAAATAGGTTCGGGTGATGCGTTCTGGTCTGCGTGGGTCTGTGGTGGTGTAACTGCCATCGTCGAGGCGATACAAGTTTTTGGCGCGGGTACCTTGAGGGGTGTGAGCAAACAATCTGTTCGGTGGTGTTTCAGAAAGCCTTTCAGCAAACGGATAGCCTTCAGTTATTGGGACACGGAAGATATGTGACTTGTCCCAGTTGGCTGTGGCTGTTCCGTCGCCTGCACCTGTCGCTGTAGTTCGGCGCGTTCTTGCACCAACCAAAGTCCCTGACCCTGTTCCTGAACCCGTCGCCGTGCGGATTGCCGTGAGTGTTCGCGTCGATGTAGACGTGCCTTCACCTTGACCGCTGCTAGTTCTGAGTACAACACGGTTGACAACAATAGTCGATGTGCCTGTGCCTGAACCAGTTGCGCTGCGAACAGGGTTGATGTTCCAGTCGGCGGTTCCTGTTCCTGTTCCTGTGTTGGTTGCTGTTCTGACTGCTGCACGAACAACGGTTATTGCTGATGTTCCTGTGCCTGAGCCTGTTGCGGTTCGCAGGTAGAAGTGGATGACAAGACCTGTGGAGTCCATCGTTCCAACACCAGAGCCTGTGGCGGTGCGGATTACTACTGCTACACCTGTTGCTGTTTGGCTTCCCGTGCCTGAGCCTGTTGCTTGGCGTTGCTTGAGAACAGAAGCAAATGATGACGCGGTGCCCGTGCCTGATGCTGTGGCGGTGACAGTAACAATTGCACGAACACCAAGGTAGAAGCGTCCACCGTTTTGGTAGAAACCTGTGTGATAGTCGACGAGACGGTCAAGTCTTGAAACCGTTGCACCTGATGCTGTTTGTGATGAACCGTTAGATGGTCCTGTAGCGGTGCGTGTTACCGTGCGGAAGTAAAGCCCGCGATAAAACGGGTGTGTGTCTAAGAATGGTTCGCTAAAACCTGTGACTGCTGTTTGCGCCATAAGGGGTTATCCCCTAACGGCTAGTCGAGAGACAGCGTGAGTGAGGTGATTTGGAAAGTGTCGCCAGCGGTCACGGCTGCTGATGTAGATAGTGCGCCAGTCCACAAACAGTTGCCTGTTGTGCTTGCATCCCACAACGACCAATGGCTATAGGTTTCTGTTGCAGCAACGTTTGTCCATTCAACAGTTGCAGATGATGCCATCGAACCAGATGATGCTGCTGAGAACGAGATTGCTTTGCGGGTGGTTTCACTTGCGGCGTTTGTTGTTCCTGCTTCACCAGCGTCGCCAGTGTGCAACTTCACGTATGTGGCAGCGACAGCGAATGAGGTATTGCGAAGCGTGTCAAGTAACGCTAGTTCTGCATAGTTAGAAATCGACATTGTAAACCTTTCGTGTTATATGACTATAGCAAAACGAAAGCCCCCCAACACCCAGAATCGGTGCTGAGGGGCTTTTGCTTCAACTGTAATCAGTTATTAGTTAGCACCAATGCTTGATGCTGACTCAATACGGCGGAGTGATGCTTCGCGGAAGCGACCATAGCCACCCAACCAGTACCAACCCAATGGCTGCAAGCGCATGAGGAGGTCGGTTACGTTGCCACGGACAATCTTCGGTACTGCACCGTTGCCGTCTTGTACGCTGTACGCCTTTGCAAGAGCCTGACGACCCATGATGTGCGTGCAATACGCGTCGATTGAACCAGTTGTGCTGGTGCCGTTCGATGCGTTGGTGAATACCTTTGCGCGTGGGGTTTCGATGAAACGTACGGATTCGAACAAGCCGATTTCGCCGTTGTAGATTCCCTCTGGGTTGACGTAGTTAGCAGGGGTGCGCCATGCTGCTGCGTCAGTTGCCGAACGGAAGTCGTACGAAACGTCTGGGTGGATGAAGCCGATGTATGAACCGTTGAAGGTTGCTACGTTAGCTCCACGCAACTGTGCGACGGTCTTGCGAACGTCGTCAGCGGCTAGTACGTCGTCAGCCGAGATTGACTCACGGCTCGTTGGGGTTGAGGAACCACCAGTTGCATAGACAACGTTGCTTCCGCCTGCAAGAACTTCACGGACAACCTGGTCGATTGAATCGCCTGCGTTGTATCCGATGATGTTCGCTGCTGCTGAGTCAACATCCAAGAACGCTGTACCACGCAACTTGGCGGTGGTTACTACTGCGTTACCGTATTCGTTAAGAGTTACGGTTACTTGGCTGTCGGACAATGCTGTTGGGGTTACGTCGGTAACTTCGTTCAACGTTGACGTTGCTGCTGCAATGTCGCTGAAGATGGTGAATGTTACGCCCGTACCTGGCATTGCCTGCTGTACTGGTTGTACGTCTGCTGCCTGGTCGAAGAGGAGTTCTGAACGAAGGGCGAAGTACGCCAAACGGTCAAACGCTACCTGGTCTACGGACAGTGACGAGGTTGTTGTTTCGCCTGCCATTTTAATTTTTCCTTTGGTTTAGAGGTTTATGAATTTCCTAATGCTATTCGTGCCTCTGCCAAAATTGCGTCTACTTCTTGTGGGTTCCGCGCGTCTTGTAGTCTGCGGTTCCAGTCGATTGGTGGTTGAGCGGTTTGGGTTCCTGCAGCAATTTTTGCTGTTCGGTTCCAAGCTTGTGCTTCTTCCATCAATGGACTTGGTTCTGGGGGACTAATCAATTGTGCTTCCACTGCAGCTTGTCTGATGGAGTCTGGTGTTAGTTCGCCGTCGTAGCCTTTAACGAAATACTTTGACGCTGGTGCAGTCAGGTCGATGCCTGCTTTCACAAACGCTAGTTCTCGTTTGGCGATGTCGGCTTCCGCAAGAAGTTTTTTGGCTTCTGCGTTTTCCTTTTCCAGTTGACGCATCCTTGCCCTAACAGGGTTTCGGTTGTCTTCCATTTGGTCGTCGCTGTCGTAGTTGTCAATATCTGACATATGGCACTCTCCTTTTGCCCACATCACTCTGGAGGGTAGTGATGGCTGCTGTTGATTTGTCACCCCTATTGCTCCGCACGGTTCGGGGGTTGCCCGTGAAGGTATTACGAACTATAACACATTACATTCCGACTGTGGTGAGTCCTGTTTGTTGTCCGCCTTGTCCTGCGAAGCTGCCGCCTGTTTCGAATGATGCGGTGCGTCCGCGTCGGCGTTTTGCGATTCGTTCTGCTGCGGCTTGTTCGTTGGTGAGTGTGCCTGCCACGATGTCTTCTTGTGTTAGGGCTTGTTCTCCCATGAGGGTGGTGTTGAATAGTTGTGCTTGTTGTCCGAGTTGGGTGAAGCCTTGTTGGGCTTGTTCGGCGGTGACACCTTGTTTGGCTAACTGTTCTGCTTGTGCAGTTGTGATTTGCATGCCGCCTTGGGTTACGCCTGCTGCGGAGATTTGTGCGGCGCGGGCTTTGCGTTCTATTTCTTGACCTGATTTTGTTGGGTCTAGGAAGTAGGCGGCGATGTCTCCGTTGGTGAGGTCGGGGACCATTCGTTTGAGTTGGTTGATGACTTCTGGGTTGGCTTGGGTTACTGCGTTATACCCTTGTTGTATTCTTTGGGCTAGTTCGACTGGGGAGATGTCGTTGGCGATGAAGTTGGCGAAAGCTTCTTGGGTGTCGTAGAAGCCTTTTGGCATGCCGAGGTTCTTCAGGTTTGTTTTGTATGACAATTCCTGGTTGATGTACTCAGCCTCAGAAAGCTCAGGCAAACCTTTGCTCACACGGTCAGCGTTGCCTTTGAACCGTTCTTTATAGATTGGTGTTTCACGGATAGACCCGAACAATGCGTCAGGGTTACGCACAAGTGTCACGTCAGCAATGACGGACTTGTTCAAAGCATCGAACAAACCTTCCAAATTGTAACGTCGCAACACTGCCTTTAATTCATCCGATGCAGAATTACCGATAGGTAAAACTGTTGGTGTTGAAGGTGCAACAGGGTTGTATACGGTTGTTGGAATAGCTGGACCAGTCGGTGCCTCATTACTTGGTACGCCTGGAACAACATCGAAAGCTGGAAGCGTGGTAGCAACATCCTGCGGCGGGCGTTGAGCCAACTGCACCTTAGCGGTAATTTGTTTTCGACCTTCAGGTGTTGCAGCAAGTTCAGCAAAACGCGCATTAAGGGCAGCGGTATCTACTGGTTTTCCTGCTGCTTGAAGTTCAGCGGTACGTTGCTGGATGAATAGTTCTTGACGTTCTTGTTTAGATAATGCCATGATTAACCTCTCACTACTCCGAATCCTCTAGTAATCGTAGACGCTAAATCACGATAAACTGTTTTTGCTTCATCAGTTGTCTGCCATTCTGGGAGACTACGCAGGAACTGTCCCCATTCAGTCACGTTCATTAGACGGGTTTCGTTCGTGTTTGGGTCTTGGTATGACAACAAACGCCCCCACTTGTTAGCGTCAGTGAAGTCAATACTGCTTGGGTCAATGCCAAGGGTGCTGGCTGCTACCGCACGGTATGTTGCTGTTGCCTGTGCAACCGTTTTGCCTGACTGCAATTGACCGCGCAACGCAGGGTAAAGGTTCTCTGCATCCTGTCGCATCATTTCTTTGACCTGTTCTGGGGTCATCGTTTTCATGATGAGGTTCTGTGCGTAAGCATTTATGGTTGCGTCATCGAGTTTGATGCCATAATCGTTGGCGTATTGGCGTACGCTTGCCGCGTCTATACCGCCAGTTGCTGCAGGTGCTCCAGCCTGTGTGCCAGCTCTACCTGTTTTTGCTACTTCCGCACCAACATAACGTCCTGTTTCGTTGGTATCCCAACCATATTTTACAGCCTGTGTTGCAAGATTTTTTAGCGAAACCGTGTCAAGTGAGTAGCCAAGTTTGCCAATATAAGTTTCGATTTCAAACTGTTTAGCATTGATGTCATTGGCAAGGGTGGTTGGGTCGCTAATTTGTTTTTCGGCATAAGCGCGTTCTTTAGCGTCTTTTGTTTGCGCCCATTGGGTGGATTGAACTGCGTTAAGGAAACGGTCTTTAGTCCACTTTTGTTTTACGGCTTGGTCAATGATTGTTTGTAGTTCTGCTACCGACTGGTAGAGGTCTGCTATCCAACCGTATTGTTCTTTGGCGTATTGGAACCATGCTGGTGTTCCTTTTACTGGGACTTTAGTTTCTGTTGTTGGTTCGGTTGCCATGATTATCCTTGCATCCAGTCGGACAGTACGCCGATATATGAGGAGTAGTCGTTTGCTTCTGCTTCTGCAGGTGCCAGTTTCTCTGCTTGTGTTTCAGCAAATACTTCAGCGTTAGGTGGCTGCATGACAGCACCGTTTGTTTTTGCACCCATTTGGTATTGGGTGTCCAACTGGTTGTACGCTTGAACAAGTTTGTTCATTTCTTGTTCCGATAGTGAACGTCCTAGTGCGGATTGTGCGCCACCAGTAAAAGCTTTCTTCAAAGTATCTGGGTCGTTAAGACGAATTGTTGGTAGACCTGAACCGCCAAAACTCCCTACAGGGTTTTTGGCTAGGTACGCTATTGCGTCGTCTAATGATTTGCCACGCAAAGGGCTAGTCGGGTCAGAGTTTAGAAGGTTGATTTGTGTCAGAGCTTTAGAAAATACTGACTTGAGTTTGCTGTCTGCTCTGTTACCAAGTGACGGTTTATACCCTGGGAACGCTGCCATTAACTGAGTTTGATATGAGGTGAGTTTGTCTGTGGAGATTTTGTAGATAATGTTGATGTCATTGGTGGTAAACGCATGTGGTGCGTCGACAGTTCCCCATGGCTTATTGAGGTCAAACGGCATTGAGTAATTCGGGTCAATCCCGCCAAGGGGACTAGCGGTTTCTGGGTTAACCGTTATATCTTTTACACATTGTCCCAAAGAAGGGTTCCATGTATAGCCTTCTGGACAGTCTTGTTGCGCCATAATTACATTCCTATTTCTGGTGGTTCGAATTCTCTGGATAATACATTTTCCCACAAAGCAGAAAACTCAGGATACTGTTCAGCAAGACCATAACCAGTGTCTGTAAGAGCCTGCCGTAATCCTGTTGCCGCTTTTGCTTGTCTCCAACTTCCGCTTGCAAGCGCAGGGTCTTGTTTAATTACAGCATTTACCTGCGACGTACGGTACGCCCAATAATCAGCAAGTACTTTTCCGCCAGGCGTAGCAAGAATTTTCTTGTCTGTAACCATTCTTTCAATTTGGACAATTTGATTGGTTAGTTCTCGTTCGCGTTCACCGCTAGTTGCAGCAGGATTCCACATCGGAAATTGTTGCTTAAGTAGGTCGGCATGGGCTTTCAGTTGTGCAGAATAGTCTTTGGAACGCATGGTTTGTGATGGGGTAAAACCTTGCTTCAAACCCGATTTAATAAGTCGGTCTTTTGTCCAGTTGTAGGAAGTCCAAGCAAGACTATTCAATGCTTTTTCTTGGCGGACCTCAATATCCCGTGGCGTACGTAGACCTACAGCAGCCTGTGCGCTATATGCTTTGACATCGAACTCGCCGTCTTGTGGTCCAAGATACCCAGCAACCAACGGGTATTTGTCAAGTAGCCCACGGTTTGATAGTTGCCATTGAGCAAATTCTTTTGTTGGTGCTAATCCTGGAGCTGCTTCGCTGCCACCAGCCAAATAAATCCAGGCTTCTGGACCATATTTATCAAGGAAGCTAACTACACCATCGGTATATGTTCCGCCGTCTTTGATTGCTTTGTCTGTCATGTTGCGTAGGTCATCCATCACTACACCTGTAGTCACGTTTTCTGCGCCAATTTGCGTAAAATATTTGGTCATTGATGCGCCAGGGGAAACAACTTTGAACAAGGATTTCAATACTAGAAGAAGGTCTGTTTTGTTTATTGCATCTTGAATAATCTTGTCGCGTTCTTCTACTGTTGCTGGCACACCGTCACGGTTTGATGCAATGTTTGTAAGGACAGCGTTGAGTGTTGATGCTCGAATGTTGTCGTTCATTTCTGTTGCGCCTAATGCTTGAAGGTTCGCAAATAAGTCAAATGCTGGTGCGCCCTGAGTTGCGCGTGATGTAACTGCTCCAGTTAGACCCTGACCCCATGCTGGAATAAGATAATCAGCGATTTGTGATTTCATTGCTGGGTCGCCAAATGGGAACAATGTTGCGCGAAGGTTGGCGTACGCTTCGGATTTTGGAAGTATCGAGTCCATAATCATTGCACCAACACCAAAGAAACCTGGCACTGCCGAGCCAAGCATGGTTAAGTTTTTGGTTTGAATTCGTTCTTGAGCGTTCAACCCGAACATTGAGTACACTTCGCGGGAAAACGGTACGGCTACTGCTTGCTGACCTGTGTCTTCATCAGTAAATACAATGCCTCGTCCTGGTTGCCCGCCAGCCCAGCTAGGTAATTCTCCTTCTTCCAGACCTTGTTTGAGTTGTTGTGCTTTTCCGATGGTGGCTGGATTGGTTGCCATAAGTCTTGCCCATACTGACCATTGTTCTTTCCAAGCATCCAAGAACCCAAATAGCAACGAATGGCGTGAACCAAAATATGAACGGTTCTGTGAGTTAAATAGAACGTCGTCTACCCGTTGATGCCCGTGCATTTCCCCAAGTATTTCAACTTGTTTGCGCGTTGTTGTGCCGTTTGCTCGTGGCAATGCGGCACGCACAGAGTCTTGCAACCAGTCTGCTACATCGCTTTTTTCCAATGCAGCCATCATCTTTGCTGCTTCCTTGGGGTCCATTGTTGGAATTAGTTCGATGATTCGTCGCCATTTGTGGTATTGCTGGAATGGTCCACGAGCGTATTTCAATGAGGTGTTGCGATACCAAGAAAAGTTTCTTGTCAACAGTCGTTCTACTGCGTTTAACTTTTCTGTTGCACGAGTTTCTGAAAATGGAACAACTTTTGCTGTATCAGTATTTTGTAGAAGATTATCGCGGACCCAATTATTAAACGATTTGGTTGGTTCGTATACATGAACAGTTGTAGATGTTTTAATCTTCCATGCATCGTTGCTCGCGATTGATTCTGTCCCAAGTTTTCCTGTAGCAATAGCACCAATTGCGGTTCTATCTCCGCCAGTTCTTGTAAGAATGTCGTTGTAAATTGTGTATACCCAAGCAGAGTTTCCTTCCATTGAAGTCAATGGCGTTATCTTGCTCATTCCGCCGACACCTTGGTTGCGTAATGCTTTTGCCCAGATACGGTCAAATACTTCTTTAAGGTCGCCATTAAGGAATCTATTTGGTAGTTCTATAACAGCGTTTGAACCTCCAGCAAGCATGGCTTTAGCAACCTCGCGATATTCTGGCGTGTCTGCCATTTGCACAATGTCGCGGGCTGTACCCTTTACCCAGTTTATATTTTTTTCTGAATCAGGGTCAATAATTGCGTTGCCGTTCATATCATACGCAATATCTTTTGTTGTGTTACCACGAATTTGACGTTCGTAGTTCATTACGCCTGGTGTGGCGCGTTCATCAGACATAAGACCTTTGGCAATTTCAGTTACTTTGCGACCGCTTCCTGGCAGTGATTCATCTATTCTTTGTTCATATAAACGAAATTGTTTTAGTAATTCTTCTTTTTTACCGTACTTTGCCTCAAACGTGTTAATCAAATCTGTATATATTTTGATTTCATTTGTATCATCAAGTTTAATAGCGCGTTTTAAATTAGCGTAAAGGTCGTCTAAGTGTTCAAGCTGTGCATCTATTTTTTGTATTTCGCGTCCAGATTTGATTGCCACACCAAAGGTATTTACGTTGATGTGACCCATAGCACCTAGCGCGTATAGGGAGTTAATTGTTAAACCTTCGGTTACAGCAATTCTTAACATTTCGTCGGGAAGAATTCGTGTGACCATCCGAATTGGAACTGGTGCGCCAAGAGCAATTGGTTTCAAATAGTTAGATTGAATTTTTTCTAGTTGGTTCAAAAAAGTTAGTTGCAAGCGTTCTTCTATTGCAGGGTTTCCTCTGAATGGTTTGAATACTTTCCACAGGTTTGTTGTTTCACGAATAACTTGTTTGAGGTTTTCTGGAGAAACCATCATGAAACCCTTCATCATGAAGTCTGTTGAGCGAACAATGTCTGCGCTGCCTTGCGCCCACCATGATGCAGGGTAGCCTTCACCCATTGCGTCCCATGACCATTGCAGGATTCCGTCACCCCATCCAGACCATTTTGTCACTTTTTTAATAAATTCTTCTGGAACACCATTTTTTGAAAGCGAAGGACGAACCACTGTATCCATCCACATATCAGCAAGTTCAAAACGTTTCTCAATTTCACCGTTTGAAACAATTTTCATTGTCTTTGTGAGCATTTCGTAGCGTTGCTCTTTTGGTACTTTCATCACATTCATGAGTTTGTTCATGTCTTTGATGGAAGCTAGTGGGTCATCGAACGAGAAGAATGTACTGTTTGGCATCATGGCAAATTGGCGTGTTGAACCAGATGACCATTGAGCAATGCGTGGTCCTGTTTGTGTTACCCACGATTTCATCACACCTGGGACTTCACGGATGTTGTAGAACGGGTCGCCAGACAGCACACCTTCTTTAAGAATGGTGTGGATTTCTTTCGGGTCTATTGCTTTATTGGCTGCCCGTGCAACGTCTACAGCGTCTTGGATTTTAACTGCAAGCCCTACTGGGATGTTGCCCAAGAAATAGTCGTATAGTTCTCCAGCGTTTTTAAATGACGAAAGTTTGTCAAGGGTCATTTTGCCGTCGCGTGTAAATGGCATTTGGTCAATATATTGAGGTTGAAAACGCCACCCACCAGGTGTTTGTACAAGACCTAAACCTTCTTTAACTGATTCAAGACTAGTCCCTGGTGCCTTGTAAGGCACGATTGCTGGTGGTGAATCAAGGTGTACTAACGATTGTCCTCCAACGGTTTCGTTAGCCATTGCACGCGCTGCGGCTTCTGCATCGTCAGGAAGTTTTGAACCAGCAGGGAGCATGCCAAAGTATTCTTTTACAACGCCTGTGTCTTCAACTGTTCCCCATGGCATATCGATAACTTCTTTTGCTTCTGTTGATAAGCCTGCGGCTGCGCGTTCTTTGCGCCATTGTTCATAAACAATGTCTGCTGCGCGACCTTCAAGTATGGTTGTTGCTGCTTTTCGTTCAAGGTTAAACTTACCCATCAGACTTTTTATAGGGTCAAAATATGTTGATACATCTGTTCCTACAGTAAATACACCGTCAACAATTCCTGACAATACAGATGCGATATAGCCGTTGCGGTCAATATATCCCTCTTGGATTAACGGTTCAGTTGCATAACGTCCGAGCGTCCATGTTTTGCCAGCAATTTGCGGTAAACCAGCATCATGTGCTTTGCGTGCTTCTTCTAATGCTTTACCTTCTGGAAAGAACCCTCCGCCAACATCAAGACTTCCTTCAGTGACAGCTTGCTTGATTATTTGGGTAAGGATGTTTCCTTCGATTACGGTCTTTTGGTAATCTTCCCAGTTGTCCATTGGAATAGTGAATGTTCCGATAGAGCCGCTTTGATGGGTAAGTTTGTATTCAATACTGTTTTTAAATAGTTGTGCTGATGCGAGGAAACCTGTACCGATTGCTTTGCTTGTAGCGCGAACTGGTTTTCCAACAATGTCTTTAACGCTGATGCGTGTTGGGATTGTGATTCCTGCTGATTCAATTTCAATTCCCCCTGCTGGACCAATGTGGTCTGGTGCAAAAAAACCTAAAGCTTTAGGTACTGGACCTAACACACCACCAAGAACTGCTCCTGTTGCGCTAACACCAAATTTGAAATCTTCAATTAGGGTTGCAGCGAATTTTTCTCCAGCTGATAAATCTGGATTAGTTAATGCTGCGCGTGCAATCATCATGTTGTTTAGTGTTTTGAATTTTGCTGGCAAATCTATACGCGCATCAAATTTGCCTGTTCGATTCCCTTCCATGTCGAACGTGCCTTTTGCAATCATCCCTGGGATTGCATCCCATTCTTCTTGAGTTTTAGACAAATACAGTTTGACAACTTGAACTTCTTGCAAGTTCATCAGTTCTGATGCGTCTTTAATTTCTGGTACTGGGATGCTGCGCCAGTTAAGTCCGTTTTCCCAAGTTGGGTCTACTTTGTCCCACCAATCTGGTTGATGGTCTTTTCGTACAGCCATTTCTTGTGGGGCGATACGCAAAAGGTCTGCAAGGGTGAAATCTTGTTGTGGGTCTTGTGCTGGGTTTGACCCAACAGGAATGTTTTCTCTGCTGCGTAAAGCATCGCTGTGTGCTAACGCTTGACGTTGTGAGTTGATATGAATTTGCGATGGGTCAATTGGTGCATCAGACAAACCAACAGACGCAGTAATTTCTGGGTTGGTGTAGTAGCTGCCGTATGTTGCTTGTGCTAAACGTTCAGCATGGTCAGCCGTAAACTTGTATGGGTATTGTTCTTTTTGTTGTTTGATTAGTAACGCGGCGCGTTCTTCGGCTTCAATCTGTTGAATTGGTTCTCTCATGTGAGCGGCTGGTTTTCTAGTTCAAGCAACAATTGCAACACAGCCGTGTTTGGATATTTCGAATACACATATCGAACCTGGTTGATGAGGTCTTGTTTTCCGCCAGGCATCAACGTATCTGGTAACGGTGTTACAAGTGCTTCTGCACCTGGACCTGCACCCATCGGATTACCTGCGGTCACTGGTTCCATTGGGCGTTCCGTTGGACGGTCCAAGTTGCCAAGCGACCCTGGAGCCACAACAGGTGCTTGTGGTGCGCCCATTGGTACGGCTTGTTGTGCTGCGCGTTGCGCGCCAGCTTCACCATAGGTTTGACCTGGTGCTGCTGTTACCGCCATTTTGTTTGTTGGGTTTTGCAAATCGGTGCGATTACCGTACGTTGCCATTTATAGTCTTCCCCCTAGTGAAAGAACCGCTCCTGGAGTGTTTGGTTGTTGTGCTACTGCTGCACCGCCACCACCAAGTTGTGCGAGTAAACCTTGGATGTTTGGTGGACCTGCAGGTGGGGCTGCTTGCATCTCTGCGCCCATTCCTGGCATAGCAAGACCTGGCATTGTTTCTGGTGCGCCTTGTGGTGCCATTGCTGCTTGGCGTTCTTGTGCGCGTTGCTGTGTCATTTGTACTGCTTGATAGATTGGGACGTTTTTTTCGATGGTGAGCATTGTGAGATACGCCAAATCGTCTGGCTGATAAGGTCCGTTAGGGTCAGCGGCTTGGGTCTGTATTGAGGACAGTAGTGCAGCTTCCATGGACTCAGCAGTAATGCGGTCTTTTTCCAGTTCGGGGTCTGTGATGAGTGGGTCAGCTTCGCGAGCAGATTCTTTAGACATAAGCCCAGTACCGAGACGCTGACCAAGACCAACGATAAGACCGTTAACGTCCGAACCAGACGACGGATAGTTGACATAGTGGAAATCAGTTTCGAAAGTTTTGTTCGGTACATAATGTGTCATTCCCCCTGATACTCGTCCTGGGATAAAGAATGATTTCTTTTGGCTACCCCAATATGCTTTTTCAATTCCAATAGCAATCTTATCTTCTTCGTAGAGTGCTTGTTCAAATACTGCTTGTGCTTCTTGCACACGGAAGTCAACTGTTGCTGACAACACGTTTTCGCCGCGACGACCTGTACGAATGTTTGTTCCTGATTCGCCACCGAACTCTGCAGGGATAGCACCTTCAAGACGCTCTTGGCGTTCGAGACGGTCAAGTGCTGTGTCGGTTTTGTAGCCAGGGTTGGTTTGTAGTTGTTGGATGTCGCCACCTTTTACTACACCAAGTTGTCCTGTTTTGCCGTCAGCGAGTTGGATGATTTCAGGGTTTTCGCCTGGGCGTGATACGAGGTATTCGTCTGGGAAGATGCCGCGTTCGATAGCAATTTCGGTGAGTGCTTGCAAGCGTGCGCGGGTGAAGTACATTCCGAGGATGCCGTCGTATTGTCCGCGTGGCTGGTCTAGTGTGATGCGTGATGGCACTACGGCTAGTGGCATGCCTGTGCGGTTCGGGATGCGTTCCAGTTCTACAGTTTCTACACCTGCGCGTTCTGGTGGTGTGAGTCCTTCAGCGAGTGGGGCTCCCATGACGGCGATAACGATTTCTTGGTCGTCGACATATTCGAGGATGGTGAATTTGGTGTCGAAGGTGAGTTTGCCCATTCGGAGTTTTCCGATGACTTGTTCACCGTAATAGTCAATAAGCCATTGTGCGGTCTTCGTATAGGTGAAGATGCAGTCGTCTGGGACTAGGTTGTCTGGGTCTTCGGATGGTGCAGCGTAGGTGTCTAGCGGGTTGCGTACTGCCCATGTTGGTTGTAGTTTGCGGAAGTCTGGGCGCAGCATTACTGGGCTTGATGAGTATGCAAGGAAGTGACGCGCGCGGCGGCGCATCTTCAGGTTCATCTTGTTATGGTCCCAATAGGAGAGAACTACTTTTTTGCGTAGTCGCGCCATTTCTTGGGAGTCAAGGTTGCCTTGTTTTACTGGCGGGAAAAATGGCATCGGCATTGTTGATGCAATACGCATCGATGTTTGGTCCAAGCCTTGGATGAGAAGGTTCGCTACGTTTGTGCGTGCGTTGCGGTCTAGTTCTGAGAGTGGGATTACTACGTCGCCATTGGCTAGGTCGCGTACTTCGCGCATGCGACGCATGACTGGTCCTTGTGCTTCGCGTCGTGTGTTGTAGAGTTCGACGATTTGTTCGACGGATAGCACTTAGAGTAAACTCCTTGGTTTTTTGATGACTAACGCAACTGTACTATATTAGCCTTGTAGCATCCATGTTGGTCGCCATTGTCGTGGTGGAAGTTTGACTCCGCTCACGTTGGGGAAGTGTAGTTCTGCGAACCAGTTTGCCATTACGAGGTCGGTGCCGTTCTTTTTGTCTGGTGTCCATTTGGTGAGTTCGTCTACTAGTGCGAGTGTTTTCCAGTTGCCGCGCATTGATGGGAGTCGGACTGCGCCTGCACGGTAGAGAGGTGGGAGTAGTGCTTCGATGCCAAGTTTTTCGTCGAATTTGTTTCGGTGTGTGGTGTGGGGGATGATGTTGACCATTTGTCGTGTTTGCCATTTGCGTACGAAGTCGTGGGCGAGGAGGAATCGTTGGGCGGCGTTGACCTCTACCACGATGTGTGATACAGGGTAGCCGTATGCGAAGGCACGGTTGGTCCAGTCTTCAAGTAACCCTGAATATGTTTGTGATGTGGTGTCATAACCCAAGAGTTCTTCAGCTGTGAGCTTGACTCGCTCAACATCAATGAGGTATCGCAGGTTGGTGTGGGGTTGGTAAAGCCACCATTGGATTCCCCAGAACTGTGATGGTGATGGGTCGACCGTGATGATGGATATTACGGGTGGTCCGAGACCTTCAGGGATTTGTCCTGGGAGTCTGTCGTTGTCGATGCAGCCTTGGTATAGAACACCGTCTGGTCCTAGCCCGCCTGTTATCCAAACACGGGAAATGAGGTTGGCATCGTCTGCGTCGTCTTCTTGTTGGTAGACAACTTTGAATGTTCGTGGGTTTGAGTAGCGGATGTAGGACAAATCTTTCCAAGAAAGACGCTGAGGGTCTAGGAGCGGTCCTTCTGGGTAGGGTTTTGCGTCGTATCTGCGTGATGCTGGACCTGTGTCTAGTTCTTCGTAGTATGCCTTGTACACAATGTGCTTGTATTTCTGGCTTTTGGATGGTTCTGTGGCGGCTAATGACTCTGGGGTGGTCATGTCCATACCGTCGTAGTCGGTTTCGTCGACATCGTAAGAGATTTTGTTGAGACAATGGGCGTATAGGTCGCCTGTTCCTAGTCTTTGTCCTACGACAGCTAAGAGTCCTGCGGGGTCTACACGGGCTTCGGCTACTTGGTCCCAGCGTTCTAGCATTTTGTCGCGTGTAGCGCCTTCACGGGCGTTATCTACGGACGCTACGTCGTCGAACAGGCATAGGTCGGCACGGTGACCAATGTATTCTGAGTCGATACCGTATGCGCGGACGGTTGGTTCTTTGTTGTCTAGTCCGTTTCCGTCTAATTGTTCTACTACGAACTCTTCTGCACGCCACAAGGCACCTTTGTCGGAAGGTTTGAACCTGCCGTAGTCGATGGATAGGCAGCCGATTGCGTCTACTGCTAGTCCTTTTTTGACTATTTCTGGGTCTGGGTGGATTGGTTGTGGGCGTTCTAGGGTTTCACGGATGCGTCGTGAGTATTGTTTTGCCATGGCTTGTGAGATTGAGCCAATCATGACGCGGATTGAGCGGTTGCGTACGATTGCCCACACAGCCACATCGTGGAATAGGGTGGATTTGCCTGCGCCTGGTGGGACGTTGAGTACTACGAATTCTTTTTCGGGGTGTTCTAAGAGTTCTACGAGGGTGACTGCGGCTTCTACTTGCCATGGGGATGGGACACGACCTAGGTAATATTTGCGGAAGAAGTCGAAGTCTTCTAGTCCTCGTTGTGCTTCTGGGCAGAGTCGTCCTAGCGGGATAGCTGGGGGTAGGTTGGTGGCTTCGTCGAGGTCTTGTTCGTATTGTTTGTGTTGTACACCGCCGCCTTTGCCGCGGACGCGGGTGGCTTCTAAGACGGCTTGGTCTAGTTTTGCTTTGGCTGCTTTGGATTTGGCTAACCAGTTGGAGCCTGTGTTGATGTGTACGCCTGCGATTCGTGAGGCTTCGGTGATTGATGAGCCTGCTGCTATGGCTGCGAAGAATCGTGCTTTGTCTTCTGGTGCGACTTTACGTTTGGTTCCCATGTCGGGGTAAGACTACCCGTAATATTTCCATTTATAAGGTTTTGCTTTTGGTGAGCCTAAAACTTTTAATGATTTTTCAATTTCACTCGAAGATTGAAGAAAGCTTTTATATTGCAATTCATTGTTTGGTATGAATTTTGGGGTAGGTATTTCTTTAAGAACTTTTACAGGTTTTTCAGTTGAAAAAATATCAGCAATTTTAAAAGGAAGATTTTGTGGGGATTTAATATCTTTTGTTTTTACTTTGCCAATATAGACACTTCCAGGTTCATTAAATATTCCACCTGTTTGTTTATTCATTCCACTTCTTCGCGAATAGCTCAAAGCTGTTCCTACAGAATTTTCGGTTCGTGGGTTTGCCATAAAAACTTTTGCTGTTATATCTGGATATTGACCAGGATAGGCTCTAATTTGCGGGGTAATTTCAGATAAACCTTTTACTGGTGAACCGTGTAGTACAACTGTTTCACGTTTGACAATGTTCCCAATTCTTGCTGGTATACCAGTATTGGCTATTGCCTGCACACCTTTTCCAGCGCCTATTGCTGCTCCTGTTATTGCTACGTCGAGTGCAGCGGATTTGGATAGTGCGGTTAGGGATTGTCGGTCACGGTTGACGGCTGCACCTAATGCTTTGCGGGTTGTGTTCGCATATGGGTTGAGGTAGGTGTTGGCGAGGGAGATGCCTTGTCCTAGGGTGCGTAGTCCTTGGTCGCCTGGGGTTAACGGTTGGGTTTGTCCTGCAGCCATTCTTCCTGATGCAACGATGCCTGATGCCCAGTTAACTACATCGGTTGGTGATGGCAGGTCTAGGTTCTTTGGTTTGTCTGTTACTGATTGTTTGTAGGAAGCTAATGAGCCTGTGTAGTCTGGGCGTTTTGGTTTTGGTGCCACTACTTTTTCCTTATTGTATTAGCGCGTGTAACGCTTTTAACCATACCAGTAATGATTGAGGACTGTAGTTTTTTGTCGGCTTGAATTGCTCGACTAATTTGTCCTGCTAATGGTGAAAAGTTTTGTGAGGTTTCCCAAGCTGCTTCCATGGTGTCATAGGTGCGCTTTGTGTAGTTGCTCATCGGGAACTCTTTAACAACTTTCATTGCTTTGCTTGACATTTGTTCGCCTGCTAGTGAGGTTGCTGCAAACGCGTCGGAGGCAGATACCGCTTTGCTGGTATTGATGATGTTGGACATAATGTTTTTTGCTGGGGTTTTAACTACATACGCCGAGCCTGTTCCTGGTCCGCCAACCGTTGCGGCATAATCAGTTACTGATAGAACGTTTTCTACACGCGGTTTGTAGCTAAATACTTTTGGTGTGTTGGCGGAAGATGTGCCAATTTTTTCGATATTGCCCAGGAACGATTCGGTGTTCTTGCCGATTTGTGGGGTGAGTTTTGTCAGACCCGAAGTTGGTGACCCGTGGATTCCGTAATACATTGGGCGGGCGGCGGTTAGGGCTTTGCCAACTAGTTTGCCAATTGCTGCGCCACCTACTTCTTGGATGGCAAGGTTTTTGATTACGTTGGTAACGTTTTTGCGGGAGGTGTCGGTCATGCCGATAGAAGAGTTGAGTGGTGTTCCTGAGCCAGCAAACATGCCTGTGTCTGGACCTTTGTTACCTGTTGGCATTTTGGTTCCACCAGGTTTAACGTTGCCAACGGTGGATTGTTTGTAGTCTGCTAAAGAACCATTCCAGTCGACACCCTGAATATTTGGTGGGGTTGGTTCGGATTTTTTTGGTTTACGAGGTGCCATTACTTGTCTTTTTTGTTTTTACCTAGAAGGTATCCAATTGCTGTACCAGCTGTTCCTGCTGCTGCTGCACCATATTTTGCACCAGTTTTAATTCCTTGTTTAGCTGATTCTGCAGAGTAGTTAGCAATTTTTGTGGCAACGTTTGATTCTTTTGTAATCATGCCTTTGATTGTTCCAGCGATTTGTTCTGTGGTACGCATTGGCATTTGGATGAAAGCTTCTTTGCCTGGGGTTGCACCGAATTGGGTGTAGATGGTTCCTGCGGTTTGTTTGGTTTGTCCACCGATTGCTGGGAGTTTGTTCCCAATTTTGCTCATTGCGCTGCCAAGATAGTCAACGCCTGCTGTTACACCGATTTTGGATGCTGAGGTGTTTACTGCGCTAGTTACTTTTGATGCGATTGCTGGGATTGGTCCTGCGCCGCCACCTAACATGATTGCGCTGAGGGTTGTGTTTGCTACGTTTCCTGTAGAAAGTTTTGAGCCTGCTAGTGATGTTCCTAGTGGGGTGCTGGAACCTGCGAACATGCCTGTGTCTGCTGGTTTGTTTGGGGTTGGCATTTTTGTTCCGCCAGGTTTTACACTGGATGCTGTTGCTTGTTTGAAATCTGCGAGTGAGCTGTTCCAATCAACACCTTGAATGTTTGGTGGTGTTTCAGATTTCTTTTTTGGCATGTTGCAAGAGTAACATAAAGATGCTATTGTCTTGTTCAACTTCACAAGTCGTCACTGTCGGGATGATAGCGATGCAAGCATTGGCTGTACCACGGTTGCATGTGGCGGGGCGTAAACAGGGGAACCTGGGTTGACTTCTATTCTTTGAAATAGGAGAGCAGCGTGATGAACGGTATATCATCGAATCAAGGTGTCGGCTAAAATTGGCTACGGCGACCTTCCGTGGGGACGGGAACTGTGGGGGAGAGCAACGTACTGCTTGTTGTGGGGTTGCTGCCAACGGCAGGGTTACTAGCGCGCCCTAGCGGGCTTGCTGGCAAGGAAGGAAGGTGAGGGTCATGCTGTGGGTCTCCAAGCTGGTGGCACCCTTTTCTTTGCGCCCTCCCCAACCGTATTACAGAACCTAGCTCTCACACCAAATTTAGTGCTAAATAACACTCTCCAGAAACAGCAAAAAGAGTGAAAACATCTCGAAACGATAAC